TATAGACTTAGACCTTAGAGGGATGAGCTGGAGCAGTCACCCAACACAAAACATTGAAGCAAAAGCTGATGAATTTTCTTTTGGCATGCAAATAGGAAATAAAATATTAGAGTCATCTGACGTTTGGCAACTTGAAAGAGCAACAAAAGAAGAAACATCTGACAGGCAAGAGCTGGCAGTTGAAAGACTGATGGAGCTTGGTGATTATGATTTTGTGCCTTTCAGAAAAGGATATTGGCAGAGAACGGAAAGAAATCAAATTTTAGCTGAAGAAAAAGAAGAAAAAAGAAGGGCTAACCTGAAGACTGGACACTTTTACGAAGCAGGACAAAAAGTAGAGCTAGAACTATCATTGCTTGATAGGTTTAGTTTTGAAAGTGTATATGGATGGTGCAGTGTTAGGGTGTATGAATCAAAAGATGGTTGCATTTTTAAATTTATGGGCAATCGCCCCACTTTAGAGCTTGACTCTGATGGTTTTCATAAGGTAGTTGCAACTATAAAGCACTCTGAGTACAAAGGAATAAAAGAAACAAAAATTATCAGAATAAAAACAAAAGGAGAAACAAAGTGAAACACAAAACAAGAGAAGCGTGGTTAAGGGCAGTGGCTATTCTTATAAATAAGAATATTCTTACACCAAAGCTATTTAAATGTATGCCACTAATAAAAGTGAAAAATACTATTCTAGAAGGAAGTGTAATAAAAAAGCTTTCTATAGATAGTATAAGATTTGCCTGCGCTTACATGCCCAATATGAGGGTTAGTCAAGTGGTGGTAGATAATCAGATAGTTGGAAAGTCAAGAGCCATAGGGCAGTGCCATTATGGATATGAAGCAAAAGCTGAAGGTGGCAAAGAGGAGAAGTTTAAAACTCAAATCTTTATTAGCCCTACCTTAGATAATCCAGTACAGGTAGCTGAAGTTGTATTACATGAGCTAATCCATACAATGACCAAAGGGCATAACCACAAGGGAGCCTTTAGGTGGATTTCTGAAGGATGTGGATTAGTTTTCACCCCAAATGGAAAAGGTCATACCTCTGCTAATAATGACCTGAAGGATAAGCTGGGTAAGATAGTTAAGCAGGTTGGTAAATACCCACATGAGAAATGGACACCTGATAAGACCTATAAAAAGCAAACCACTAGAATGTTTAAGCTGGTTTCTTTAGGTGTTATGATTGAGCCTACTGATGGTGTAGGGAATAATGGATATGACCCTAAGCCTTATGTGGTAAGAGCTTCTAGAGCTGTCTTAGGTGCTGGATTCCCATTAGACCCTGATGGAAAAGAAATGTACTTAGAGCTTAGTGCTGACCAGTTTTTAGAGCTTTGTGATAGTGGCGAGTGGCTAGACAAAGAAGCACATGCAACTTACTTTATAGATTCAACAATAGCACTTCCCTCAGGTGGCAGAGGTATCACTAAGGCTTGCTATGATAGGGTTTTGGATGGCAAGGTCACACACTTCTACATGTTAAACCACCCCTCATGAAAGAAAGGATAAAAGAAGCACTGTGCTTACTATTTGTATTTGCAGTGTTCACATTCATTCTAATCTTTGTGAATGTCTAAAACAACTAAGCCCCTTAATTGGGGCTTTTTTGTTATTATAATATTTATATTTATATAATATTTGTATTTGTATTTATAACACTTTATTAAGTGTATGCTAACTGTTTAAACAGTACAGAAACAAAGTTACCAAACTTTTTTTACTATTGTGGGTATAATTATACATGGCTTATGGTAGCCTGACACTGCTAAAGAGTAATAGAAGGCAATGACAGGGCAGAAAAACAAAACCATAGGAACTTTTGAAGCTTCATTAGTTTTCTTGTAAAAGAAGGAAAATATATATGCCTTATGGTAGCTATCCTAACAAGAAGAAGAAAATAGCCAAAAAACGCCCAAAAAGGGGTCTAAAAGGCTCTAAAAAGAAAAAGGCAATGTCATATTAGCGTAAACAATCAAATCCCTGAACTACAGGAAAATAACAGGAATGAAGACGGAACCTTTAAAAAGGGCATGTCAGGCAATCCTAATGGCAGACCTAAAAAGGGTTTTGCTATTTCTGATATATTAGATGAGTTAGGTGATAGAGTAGTTGGAGAAAACAAAACACTAAAAGAAATGGTATTGGAGAAAGTATATGACATGGCTCTAGCTGGTGATTTGAATAGTGCAAAATTTATAGCAGACAGAACTGAAGGAACTGCACTACATAAAATGTCAGTCACTTCCAATGAGCCAATCCAAGTAATGAAGATAACCGAGCCTGATGAATAAGCTGTTTAAACGGTCTGTGAATGGAAATAAAGCTAGACAAAACTAGATGGGAGATATTATCAGACCCAGCAGATATAAAGATTTTAATAACTGGCAGAAGGTGGGGGAAGTCAGTTTTGTCAGCAGTGTTTCTTCTACACCAACATTTTCAGGCAGGGGAACGCATATTATATATAGCTCCCTATTATCGTCAGGCAAAAGTAATTATGTTCCCCTTAATGAAAGAACTAATGCTACAATATGGGGATGTAAAAATTAATGAAACAGAGTTATCATTTAGGTTTGATAATGGAGCAGAGCTTGCCCTTAAAGGTGCTGACAACCCTGACAGCCTTAGGGGTATTAGCTTGGGTAAGAATGGAAGCAATGGGGTTGTCTTAGATGAGATGGCTTACATTAAAGAAGGATTCTTTGAAGAAGTGATTACACCAATGCTATTAGACCACAATGCTAAGGCTCTATTAACCTCTACCCCCAATGGCTACAATCACCTGTATTCAACCTACCTACTTGGCTTAGGTAAGAATCCTAGATATAAGTCATGGCAGTTTAGCACATTGGAACATGGTATGATTCCAAAAGAGTCTGTGCTAGAAGCCAAACGCACAATGACCAAAGACCAATACCAACAAGAAATGATGGGGACTTTCTTAACTGCTGGGAATAAAGCTGTTTGGAATTTTGATAGAAAAGAACACCTAAGAGAAATTGTTGACATGCCACCCAAAATGTTTTTTGGATTAGATTTTAATGTTTCCACTATGGCATGTTGTGTCATGGGAAGGTACTCAGATGGAACCTTAGTAGTAGTGGATGAGCTAGTCTTACATAATTCTAACACTGATGAGATGGCTAGGTTAATGAGAAAAAAGTACCCATATATCAAAGATGTTTACCCTGACCCTGCTGGCAAAAGCAGAAGCACAGTAGCAGTGAATAATAGAAGTGACCATTCTATTTTAAGGGAGCATGGATTTAATGTTTTTGCAAAGAATAAAGCACCTCATACCAAAGATAGATTATATAGTTTGAATAGATTATTAAAAGACAGTGAAGGCAAAATAAGAATGACTGTTGCACCTAAATGTGTTAACCTGATAAAAGACTATGAGCTATGCCAAAGGGAAACTAATGGCTCATTATCAAAGAAGGATGAAAACCTAACACACTTTCTAGATGCTTCAAGCTACTACATAGATTTAGTTGAACCTGCTTACAGGCGCACAGCTACTACACTGGAGTTTTAAAATGATTATACCTGACCTGTCACTGCAAACAATACAAACCACACTAAAGAATGAGCTTAATAGAATTGAGTCTGAAAGGTGGAAAGAGATTGAAATGTTTTTGGATTATTATGAGAACATTGAGACTGAGAAATATATAAGACCTTTCTTTGATTCTGAAACGCTTTCATCTATTCCACTGTTTACACAGTCTATTGTAAGAAGATTCTGTAAGGCTTCTAGTTTAGTATATGGTAAGAGTGATGATATTCAAAGACAGGCAGATGAAAAATATTTAGAACTGACTAAGGGTTTAAATCATAAATGCAGACAGCTAGAGGAGCTTAACTTTTTATTGGGGAACATGGCTTTTAGAACAAGATACAACCAAAGAAAAGAACAGCTACAATGGGACTTGGTTCCCTTCTTTCATGCTTACTTTGTTGATGGTATGCAAGATGAGCCTAAGGCTATTATGTACCCTATCCAGCGCAGTGGATATGGTAAGCTAGAAAAAGAACTATATGCCTTTTGGTCTGTAGGTCAAGATGGAGAACAAGGCTATCATTTCTTAATAGATAGCAACGGAAAAATTTATAGTATCAATGAGGGGAACACCAACCCTTACAAAAACAGTGCAGGTGAATCAATCCTGCCTTTTACATTTACAAGAAGACAGCCTAGAGTTAGAGACTTTTTTGGTGGCAATGCAAGTGACATCATTCAGGCTTCACAGCAATTAGATTTAGCAATGACTGAGTTAGCCTTAGCTGTTAGAATGGGAGCAACAGGTGGGGTGAAATGGATTAGTGGATTAGACGTTAACCCTAGTGAGCCTATTAAAATCGGAATAGATAAAATTTTATGTCTCCCCTCCGAAACTTCATTTAATATGACAGCCCCCAGTGGTGGACTTAAAGAGATTATAGACACCACCAAATTCTTTATAGAATCAGTAGCAAGCAATAATCACTTAAACATTAGCTTTGCTGATGTGGGCAACTCAGCTATTAGTGGTGAAGCATTAAAGATTTTAAATATTGAAAGCATAGAGCAAAGAGAAGCCAGTGTAGAAGATACATGGAGAAGCTTTGAACAGGAAAGATTTGATGTAGATAGAGCTGTGCTTATGCAAGATGCTAATGTTAAGCTATCAGAAGACTATTATGTGGACTTCCCTGAAATGTCTTTCCCAATTAGTGAGATGGATGAGCTTGCTGTGTTAGAGAAAAAGAAACAGCTAGGGATTATAACACAAAAAGAATTATTACTTCATTATAATCCTGATGCAGATGAGGCTGAATTGGACTCTAAGCTAGGTGAAATAAAAGAGGAAAGGAGTCAGGAAGCAACTGCAACTGCTCCACAGCAACCACAAGGCAGTTTAGTTGAAAGACTGATTAATGCGTAATGCCAATAAAAAAAGATTTATTTGATGAGTTCTATGATGACCTTGATGAGATTAGTAGAAAGCTTTTTGACAATGTTAAAAAGATGGGTGGGGCTATTGAAGGATTTAGTGACACTCAGATTATTAGGATGGCAAGGGAATTGGATTTCTTTGTTGAACTTCAAGAAGCAGGATTCAACACCAGCTTTTCAAAGCTTATGGAAGGTTATGACAGGGAAGCAGAGTCTGTGCTTAAAGACTTTCAAAAAGTTGTTAGAGCTAGGACAGGTGGAACAGCTACAGAAATGCTTTTATCACCAGCAAACACTGAAGCCATTGCACAACAGCTTCAACTACTTAGGGACTTGGATGGTGAAGTTTTGCTAGGAACCTTTGCAGAGAAAACAACCCAACTAAAGTCAGAGCTTTTAAAGGGTATTATATCAGGGGAGCCAGCAGGTGTTGTAGCTGACAGACTTAGTGCTGAGTGGGTAGATGCAGATGGCAACCCAACCTTAATAGGTCAAAGGTCTAGAATGATTGCTAGAGATTCCTATGCACAGTTTGGTAGAACTGCAACAATGAATGTGTTTAAACAGAATCCCAATCAGTTATTTAGATACATAGGAAGTAAAGACAAAAAGAACAGACCAGCCTGTAGATACTTTATAGATAACCAACAAAATAAAAAAGGGTTTACAGCTAAGGAAATAAAAGATTTAAGTAAGAAAATGGCGCAGGGAAAAATCCCATTGCCAGTATGGAATAATAAGAAAAAATCATACAGCCTGAAATATGAAAAAGCAGAATTTGACCAAGTGAAAGCTGGTGGGCATAACTGCAGACATTCTTTTAGGGCAGTAGGAACAAGGGCTAAGATATGAAGGCACAGGATGTAGCAATGTTCTCAAGAAGATTTATGGGTGAGCTTGGTGCAATCATGAAGGATAGAATAATATTTGATGCAGACAGGGGAGTATTCCAAAACAACAAGAAAAAATTGAAATATAAATCAGCAGAATATAAGATGAGAAAAAAAGCAGGGAAGGCTTTAAGTGGAAAAAGAAAAGGTGTGAGTGCTGACACACAAACAAGTTTTGTTAATATGAGATTATCAGGTGACACTTTGAATAGGATGCAAAGTGTAGTCACCAACAAAGGCTTTGATATAACCTACTCCAATGGTGAAATAGTCTTGGGAAACGCAGAGCATGGTTACAACCTATATGGTTTGAACAATAGAAACTTTGCTTTTCTAGCTAACCAAATGGAAGGTGAGTTACAAAGGAAAATTCGTCTGTATGAAGCAGACGATATTGAAATTAATCTTGGGAAAAAATAAACAGGAGTCATCAATGTCAGAAGATGTAAAAAATGAAGCCACTGTTGCAGAAGACAGTGTAAAAGAAACTGCAGAAGAAACCACCTCACAGGGTGTTAAAAGTGTAAGTGATTCAATCCCTTATGCTAGATTTTCTGAAGTAAATGCAAAACGCAAACAAGCTGAAGCAGAACTAGAAGCCTTTAAGGCTAAAGCTGAATCCAAGCGCAAAGCTGAATTGGAAAAGCAGGGAGAGTATAAAGCTCTACTTGACGAATCTAAAACGGAAATGGATAAGCTAGAACAGAAAGCAAAGCAATGGGAATCCTATGAGAATCAAAAAAGAGAACAGCTTATGAAAGCTGTTGAATTAAATGAATCTCAGCAAAAGATAGCAAGCAAGTTAGATTTAATTGAGCTTGAATCTTATGTGAATGATTTAAACAAACAACCCCAACAGCAGGTAGTTAAGACTGATGCTTCTATTCCTGCCAGTGGTATGCCAAACTTAGCAGACAATCCTTTTTTGGAACCTGATGCAAAAGGTGGTTACACTAGCAAATGGGAACAGATTATGGCGAAGTATCAGAAATAACAATCTGCAGAATAGGACAAATAAATAATGGCTAATGTAACAATTACCACCAGTGCTGTCAATAAAAAGGCAATGCTGTCTGATGCAGTCCTAGCTTCAATGGAAAGACAAATGGTGTGGGAAAACACAGTTGACACTTCATTTTCTTCATTGGTAAAGGGTGGTGGTGGACAGGTTTTAACAATACCTAAAGCAACTACACCTTCTGCTGGTTCTAAAAGCGCAGGCTCAGACGTAACATACAGTGCTGACACTCATGGCTCAATCACTTTAACGGTTGACCAACACAAATATGTGGCTAAACAAATTGAGACAAGTTCTCAGGTTTGGACACAACCTTCCATGTTTCAAATGGAAACAAATCAGTTTGGATATGCTTTGGCAAAAGCTGTAGATGACTACATAGAAAGTGTCATTGAAGGTGACACTGGTTCAATTTCAGACTTAGGTGCAGATGATACTTTTACCTCTGCTCTAGTTAGAACTGGTATTGCTTCCTTAATGGCTTCTGATGTTCCTTTTGATGGAAATGTATTTCTAACAGTTAACCCTGCTAGTTATGCTTCTCTATTGGGAATTGACGATTTTGTAGACGCAAGTAAATATGGCTCAAGCAGACCAATCCAAAATGGAAATATTGGTATGCTCTATGGCTGTAATGTTTACTCAAGCTCATCTATCTCAGGAACTGCTGACGCAGATGAGGCTGGATACATGTACCATAGAACGGCTGTTGCCTTTGGTCGGGCTTTAGATGTAAAAACTGAAGTTGATTATAGCGTAACTGCTTTGGCAGACCAAGTTGTAGCTCATACCATTTATGGTGGAGTTTTGGCTTTTGGTGACAGGGTTTATGAATACCATAATGTCTAAAAGATATTAAGGATATTACCCTTACTATGTTGGAATGGGGGCTGTTTACACAGCTCCCAATCTGACCAAAGGAAAGAAACAAATGGCAATATTTGATTGGAAATGTGACTGTGGAAATGTTTGGGAAGAAATAACACTGCCCAAAGAAAAAGAGCCTGCAGTCTGTCCAAAATGTGACAGCAAAAAGATTACAAAATGTATGGGTGCGCCAATGGCTGTTTTTGTTGGAACTGGGTTTCCTTCATGGGATGGATATGTGGCAAACTCAATTAAGGAAATGCAAAAGGAACACAGGAGAAAATCATACCTTAAAACAAATGATGGAGTAACAACAGCGCATGATAGCGCAGATAAAAAAAGAATTAAAAAGGCATTTAATGCTACAAAATAAATATAAACAGATTATTTTAGGAGTAAATTAT